CTTTTACAACCTACCAAAAGGTATGGGTGTAAAAGTAAAATCTTGTTTTATCATAATTGTAGATCTAGTAATCGTGTAGATAGATTACTAGGTAAATACAATAAAGATGAGCTATTCAAATCACTCGTTGATAAATCTATTCAAACGTATATAAGTAAGTATGGATAAACTAGAATTAGTACCTAAACAGTTTGATAAAAAAACTGTAATGAAAAATGTAAGAGAGTCCAGATTGGACTACATGTTTCATAGACAATTAATTACAGAATCTGAATTTATAGCAGGATCTAGGTATAGAAGATTATGTGAAATATCACAACTTGGTGGTAGAGCTTCTAGCTATGAACCTAAATTAGACTATGGATCGGAAGGGGTAATGGATTCTAAGATAGGAGCTTTCAGTATCCTAGCTAAAATCTCTGAAGAACTATTACCACAGTTTATAATCATTCTAAAGTACTTCTGTTATCAAAATTACTCTATAACTGAGATTGGAAAAGCTTTGAACCTTACTGAACGTAAGGCATCTAACCTAGTACACGATGCTTTGCGCAGCTTAGCAATATATTTTGGTTACGTTAAAGTTAGAAATACTATAAAAGGACAAGGTGTCAAAAAGGTGGAAGTCAAAAAAATACCTACAGTGGGTAGCTAGTCAACAATGTTTGCTTTGCATGTATCATGAATGCCAGGCACATCATATAACTATAGCTGAGAAAAGGGGCATATCACAAAAAGTTAGTGATTGCTGGACTATACCTCTATGCTATGCCCACCATGATCAGCTGCATAATACTGGAGAACGTAATTTTTGGAATATATTAGGCATAGATCCTATGGATTATGCTACAAAATTCTATGAATTATGGGATAAAAACGACAAAAATAACATAGAATACATACAAAATGAGATCTATGATAAACTTTTACCACAATGTAAAAAGCACATTGACTTCTTAATGCAGGTCAAATATTAGCTTTAGTTATCCTTGCGAGAGGTATGCAAATTATGGCAATAATATACAAATTCACACCTAAAATAAGTAAAAATAAACCTTACTCTCAACACTTTATTGAGAAAGTAAGTGCTAAAAAAGTTACAGAATTTCTTATGGCACAAGACCCACATCTACCACATAAGGTAGCTGAGTCTATGTCATTAGCTATCATTACGTCTACACATTTACAACTATTGTTAGATGAACATGGTCTTGATGTACCTAGAACTGTAGATGATTCATTTGATGAATATCACACTCTAAATTATTTGGATCATGGCAGCGAGACGATACATTAAAAAAAAGAAAATCCAAAAAGATTTTCCTTACAAGCCCATCAAAAACCACATAAAGTGGTATGATGCACAATCAGAAACTGGTTGGATTGGTTTAGCAGATATGGATAAATTAAGACCTGCTGTATCTAAAACTAAAGGTTGGATCTATAAAGAAACCGATGAATATATAATTACATTCGGTACATACTCTACAGATATAAATGATAATATAATTGAATTTGGTGAAGTACTTTGTATTCCTAAAAATTGGATTTAACTAAGCACTGAGGGCGAACATAACTAGAATTAATAACTAGTATTACTAGTATATCGATGACCCCGCACCTCAGCCTAGGTCACGCTCGTTGCTTAGCCACCCACCAAGTCTCCCTGATGGGTGTATCTATTAAGAGGGTCACCTGTTTTTTTATTGAGATCTCTCCCTGTCAATAATAGAATTTCTAAATAAGTACTCTATCTAGCTTATCTTTTAATTTTAACGCTAGATTCCATTTACCTTTTTCTCTACACTTAAGAATAAGAGATTTAATTCTATATATTAATTTATCTCTTTCACTCATTACGTTCCCTTCTGAGCATATTGATTATTAATATCATCTTTCAGTGGATCTGAATGAAGTGACTCTTTTGTATAGTGTCGAGCCAAATCATTATTGTTTTCAGATATCAAGTTTTTTAATTTATCCTTAAACAATTCTAACTCATTCACCAATGTAGGATGTGTTGCGTGTATAATACCATATAATGGTAAATCATTTATCGCAGTGATTAATCTTCTGAAGCCACGTCCACGTTTTTCTAAACGTGCAACCTTGTCATCAGAACCTATTGTATATTCATCACTCACTTGTAGTACCTCCAATAGCAAGATCTACATCTTCATCTTTAGGTATCATACCTTTCAGATGTGCCATCTCTTTTTCTAAATTAGCTATCTGTTGTTTCATCTTTTTATTCTCTGAAAGAACTCTAAGATAATCAGCTTTCATAGCATTATTCATATCAGTCATGTGTTGCAACCTCCGTTATTTGTGCATTTAACAACTCTATGTCTAGAGTATACTCTTTTATCCAAGATTGCAACTCTAATGCATGTTTGTCAGAAACAGCAGCTAATTCAATAATATTTTCCATCATATCAATGGATGTTTTTAAATTAACTACTTGCTGTTCTGCTTCTTTTACAAGTTTACTTTTTTTACCTACATTAAGCTGCACTCGATACCTCCTGTTCAGTTTCATTGGGTTCAGTCACTTTCTTTAATATGGCTATATCACCATTGATTGTATCACCTGGTATTATCATATGTCCAGTTCTGTTTGCCCATCTTTTCCATACTTTAGTTGCTCTATAATTAATAGGCTTTGATCTTAGTTTAGCTTCTTCATCGCATAACATATCAAAAGATCTATTAGATATATCAGGATCATAACCTTTATGATACTCTATCATATCACAATTAATTAATGGATAAATATTTGCAAAGTCAGGTTTTTGAACAAATACTCTAAAAACCTCATCACCATTTGCTTTCCATATAATTACATTCCATACTGTTTTACGTTTCATTTTTAGCCTTTCTATAGTTTTCTGCTGGAACAGTTGTTATATTTGCAACATTAGTAAAAAACTCAAAACCTTGATTCTCGAGTCTTTTATTAATCATTTCAATACCTTTTTGTTTGGCATCTTTATTGTCTTTTGCATCAACAATCTCTGCCCAACCTTGTTCTGTTATATGAAAATGTACTAAATATTTCATTCTGTTTCCTCCTTATATCTTTTATGTAATTCATCTTCTGTAATTTTCTCTTCAGACAAATTAACATCTGCTTCTACATAACTTGGTGGCATCACTTCAATATTAAGTAATACTGTATGATCTGTTACCAAAGTTATATCATACTGATAACCATGTGTTTCCAATAGTTTAGTCAGTGTATTTATTCTTGCTTGTTTATTTGGATCAGGTATAAATGGCATTAGTTTAACGCCTCCCTGATATATTGTTTTACATACTTACACCACTTAAAAAACTCTTTGATAAAATCAGGTGGAGCTTCTCCCCTTTCTTTATCTACTTGTTTAAGAGCTTTTTTAGTGGCAGCATTCAATATACTAATCTGCTTTCTTGGATGCATTCTTGTCCTCATAAGTTATAGATATAACCTTGAACTGCATTTTGCTTTGATCAATAGTTGCTATCTTTTTCATTAGATCTTGCTTCTGTATAGCAGCTTCACGATCTGCATACGTTGCAATAATACTTGGTCTTGGTTCATCATTTGTCCAAGCCCAATCGATTTGTACAACACAATATACTATGTTGTTGTTTTCATTTTGTTTCATAAGTTCCTTTCTGTTGAGGTAAAACCCCCAGCTACGTGCTACTGGGGGGATTACCATTATTACTGTAGCTACTCGTTTACAGTAGGTAACTGATGAGGAAATACCTACCTTACTTGTTCTTGTAGTAATAATTACTTTTGAGATAACATTAACAAATTCTTTGCAACATTATCAGCAATTCCTGCTTGATTGAATACACTATTTATGTATTGTCTTACAGCTTGCATAGATCCACCAGAGTATAATGCATTCTCTGCTTCTTCTCTTTGTGCATCTAATCTTCTGATAGCTTGACCTTTTTTACCTCTATCATAAGCTTTAATAGTTTCTTCTTCACAAACTATTGTAATATATTTATCTATATCAGATATATCAACTGGTTCATTATCAGATCCTCTGTGTACGAAGTCAGGAGTTTTATCCCATCTTCTAACAGACTGCCATTTCGAAAGTTTCTTTTGTAGTTTTTCAGCAGCTTGAACTAAACGTGTTTTCTTTTCTAGCTTACGTGATTCATAATTATCTACAAAATCAACATATTCTGATGACAATTTAGTTACTGTTCTTATCATATCATTTAAGTTCAATGTCTTTTTAAACTTTGATAGATTTTTTTCTACAGAATTGTCTACATCTATCTGTCTTTCTGATTCTAAATGTGATCTATGTTTATCAAACTTTCTATTGATATACTCTTTTAGATACACTTGTTCGTCTTTACGTATTGGTTTCATATTACCTTTCTGTTGTTAACCCCCTACGAAACGAGGGAAAAAAGATTTCAAAACGCAGGGGGTATTGACATAGTTGGATGTTTAAGGGGTTATCCCCACCATCTATGCAATCTTTTGATTATCGGCAGCTTCATAGCTTACATTCATAAGCTTATCTGCTTTCGATTTAGTCTCATCACTCTTGTCCATTCTTGCACAAGATCTGATAAACAAAGTAGTCGCTGAAGTCTTTTGACCCATAGGATCTAACTTACTTAGCGTTGGATTCTTTGCTACAGCTTGATGACATAGACCTAATAACTCTGCATAGTATGATACCATAGCACCATACTTCTTAGTTACTTTCTCTTTCTGAGATACTTTAACTGTTTCTGTCATTGTTCTCCTTTTCTTGTTTTTTCCTTAGTTCATAAGGAAACTCTATTTGTTCAGGCATTTCTTTCTGAACAGCTCTAATGATACCAACAGTTACTCTAGCAGGTATCGTCAGAATTTTTAGCAATGTACTTGTTGCTTTTGATATACGATTCATATTTTCTCCTTAGTCGTTTGTACTTCATTTCAGTCATACGCAGCTCCCTGCCGAACTCTTTGGTTCCTGGTTCAGGATCTACATCTTCGGTTAGCCAGTTATAAGTTTTACGAATGACAACTGAGCCAAGCGTAAAACCTACAAACTTTATAATATTAATTAATGGATTCATTTTCCCTTTCTGCCAACGTGATAGATGGCATAAGTTCATCTAGCACTTGGAACTTTCTTTTCAAGAAAGAGATCCTTTCAGTTAGCATAGTCTCACCTGAATACTCAGTTTGATTCAATGCTTCTTCATATGTAAATAGTACATCTTCAGGCTTTGCTCTGAATGTTTCTAGATCCCATTTGCCTCTGATACATAACTCAAGCAGCTGTTCAGCATATATTCTGTTAGATCCTTTCTCCCACTTTTGATACTGTTGGAAAGAAACACCTAGTATATCTGCACACTCTGTTTGTGTTAGACCTGATTTCACTCTATTTAGTAATAGATGCTTCGCAATGTTTTTACGAAGGTATCTAATACCACCTAGTTCTTTACGTCTTTTAGTCATTACAACTCCTTTCTAAATATTTTCTTAAGCACCTGTGGTTTGCGACTGCTGAAACCACCGGTGGTAACTACTCTAATAGTATTTGGATCTTTACTCTCATGATTTAATCTCACAACCATTAGCATACCCTTGCTTGGATACTCTATTGGTAAGTACTTGATCCAGTCGATATAGTTACGCCACCACCAAAATTTATCATTACGTATAAATCCTGTGAATGGTAGCTTGTAGATAATCTCTAATCCTTTCTTAAGGGAGATCTTTCTACCTCGTAACTTATCTTTGAATATCACTCTACTATGTTGCATCATAAATTACTTTCTATTTAAAGTATTCCGTTGGATGTACAGTGACTGTGATCATAATTCAGTATATACTTTTTTATAACCAACGGAACAGTCTCAAACGATTGACTATCGCCAATCTCGACACTAGGTACGCCTAGCCTGTGCGATAAATGGTCGGAGCGCTCTTTCTCATTTGACACCAAATCGCTATCGAACTTTAAATTCCTTTCTAATTACCCTTCCTAGAACTCAGCTGCACTAGCGCTTTACAACCTTCTAGGAAGTATCGTACTGGCTTCATTGATGCTTTCATAAACTCGCTAGAGAGTAGCATTTGAAAACGCCAGTCGTTTTATTGTAATTCTTCTAAGACATATACCAGGAACTTTTTTACGCTGTGTTATCATAGGAGTTCCCAAAACTTCACTCTTTCGGACTATGTTTGCAACCCATTGGTATATATCTTTGTGGGCATCCCCCACATAAGCGTGGGGGGTGACCCAACTGGTTCTTTTTACACCTTCTTTCAGGCAACCAATTACTTAGCTAATTTTTCTGCGATATTAGCCATCATTGCTTTCAATTCAGCAACTTCAGCCATAACTTCTTTATGATTCTGAATATGCTTAACTGGTATAAACGTACCACTAGCAATGTTCTCAGCATAAGTCTTACCATTGTTATACAACTTTGGTGCTTTTGCTTTATCTGTCCCAGCTGTCATCGTTACTCCTTTCTTGTTTGTATAACGGAATATACACGAGTAATATTCCGATTGTACCCAGCAACATTCCCAACTCCATTCCGATGAAGTCAGGATGTGCCTCGACAGATACAACTACGAATAGTATACCTATTGTGGTAATAATCATATTCATAATACACCTCCTAGTTTTAGAAGTGTAAATACAATTAAACCAAATGCTAAGTTATAAAAAGCTATTTCATAACTCATAATGCACCTGTCGCTTTCATACCTAGATATGCTACGATTCCTATTACTAAGAATCCAACAATACCTAGTATCAAACTAAACCAAAACATATTATCTCCTTATGTTAGTATTACTACGATCATTACAATCATAAATAGAATATATAATCTCATAATTATTTATCCCAATCTTTGCTTATATCTTTCACTAGCTTGACGCCAATAAAAAACCCAGCTAATTCAACTAGCAATTTAAATGCTAATAGAACTAATACGATACCTATTAATATATCCATACTAATTAACTCCTTTCTTTGCATAGGTGTTATATCTACGTATATACCTAGCAAACATCCTATCTAATGATAGCTTCTTTGGAGTAGGTATTATATCTAAATGGCTTATTTTATAGTCATAAACCAGCTGATTAGGCCTCTTTCCGTGTAGCTTATTCATATCAGATTCCCTCATTTGTTAGTGTTGATAATAGGATTAATCATATCCGACAATCAAACTATCAATGGATTTAGCCCAATGTAGTTTAACTGTCAGATCTTTATCCATAAACAAACCCAAGTCGAGAGCTTGTTCACAAGTGAACACAGCTCGTAGACGAATGAGTAAGAAAACCTACATCTAGAACAAGGGGTTTTAGAGTTACCCCAAGCAATATGTAGCAATGTGTGAGTATAAATATAGGGGGGTTTGTTACAGCTAGACTCAATGAGGGGTTTTACTTTAGAATCATTATAAACAACAATACAGGAGACATAATATGTACACAGCACTAGCTAGATTTGGCTATGGAATCGCAAGAAGTCTGCGACCAGGCAAAATCAAAAAAATGGTTAAGCCAGCAGCTGACAAAGTAGCTTCTAAAATACCAGCAGGTAAGTCAAAAGACCTATTTGCAGGTGCAGCGTCCAAAGTGGGCGAAGGCTACAGAAAAGCTTATGGTACCACTTTAGGTACTTCAACTCGTAGAAAAGTTACGAGTGCAGTTATCGGTACGTCTTTCTTAAAAGACATATTAGATGACTAATGGCCAAGAAGAAGAAGGCCGATATAGGCAAGATTACGTGGGAACGTGAGAAGCCTAGAAAAAGACCAGGTAGACACGCTAAGAGCTATTCTAAGCGTATACCTAAACGTAAACGATACAAAGGACAAGGACGATGATTAAATGGTCAAAATTTGCAACTAAAGCTAAATTTTATGCATCTGAAGGTGCATCTAAAATCGGCTTAGGTGTGAAAGAAAGATTTAAGCTATCAATGAAATATCAGAAAGCTAAGAAAAAATTAAGTAATAAAGCTTTTGATATTAAAAAAGGAGCTATGAAACTAACAGAAAAGATGAAACCTTCACCTGAGAGTGTTCTTGCTGCTAGAGCTAAAATGCAAGTAGGCATTAGAAGTGCCACAGCAAAAGTTCAAGATCTTAAAAAGAATCCTACAGCAAGAGGATTTGGAAAAGGTTTTAAAATTGGAACATTTGCAGTAGGTGGTGTAGCAGTAGGCTCTGGAGCTTATAATTTAGCAACAGGTCAAAGACAAGTTAGAGTCAAAAAACAGACTGCAAAAGAACTAAAAGAATTAAAAAAACTATATAAAATATAATTATGGCAAATAGATTAGAAAAACTAGCAGACGATCTTATGAACTTATCGCAAGATGAGGCTCAACAACTGCAAAATATCATAAAAGCAAAACTTATGCCTGAAGTAGAAAGGCAAAAAGGCTTGTTAAATGATCAAATGCAGAAAAACCCACAACTAATGAATATGGGTAGACAACAACAAATGGCACCTCGTATGGCTTCCCAACGAGATGTTAGAATGCAAGGACTATTACGATGAAACTATTGAAAAAATACATTCAAAAGTGTAAAGACTACATTAAGAACATAATAAATAACTTTAAAGGAGAATAATTATGCCAATGGTAGGAAAGAAAAAGTATTCATACAATAAAAAAGGTATGAAAGCAGCTAAAAAAGCTGCAAAAAAATCAGGCAAAAAAATGAAAATGAAGAAAGGATACTAATGTTAGTAGGAAAACAAAGTAGACTTCCAATGGCTTTACAAAAAAAGATTGTAAAAGCTAAAATGAAGAAGAAAAAAGCAAAAAAAGGTAAAAAATAATGTCATTTAGACAAGAAGCATATGGAATGGTACCTGCTGTCATACAAAAGAAGAAGGTAAATCCAAAAAAATTTAAAAAAGCAAATAAACCTGTAAGTTCTTACATTAAAAAAGGTGTAAGATTAACAGGTGTTGCTGCTGGACTTACTGGAGCTGCGTATGCAGCAGGAGCTTCTTCAAGAAGATATGCTAAAGCTCCAAAACCAGGCGAAGGCAGAAATCTTGGTAATACAGTTTTAGCAAAACCTGATAAAAGAACTTTTTATTTATAATTATGACAACAAGAGGCGGAAAAAGAGCAGGAGCTGGTAGACCAAAAGGATCTACATGTGCAAAGAAATGGAAAATGCTTGATGATTTAGCTATCAAGTATAACCATTCACCTTTGGACTATATGTTAGCTGTGCTTAATAATCCAATGTCATCTCCTGAAAGAAAGATGATGGCAGCAGAGAAAGCTGCACCTTACGTTCACGCAAAATTAGCTACGACTACTACAAAATTAGGATCTGATGGCCCAATCAAAATCAACATCAAGTGGGGAGACGAGTAATAAGGATATAGTTATTCCTTATACGCCACGTCCCTTACAGAGAGAAGTACATAATAATTTAAAAAGATTTAATGTACTGGTATGTCATAGACGATTTGGTAAATCAGTATTATCGATTAACCAACTGATTAAAACAGCTGTCGAGAAACCCATGCGAAAATGTGCATTTATTGCACCAACCTACCGACAGGGGAAATCTATCGCTTGGGAATATTTAAAAATTTATACAAAGCCACTAATGTATTTAGGTGGTAGTAAAAACGAAACAGAATTAAAAATAGAATTATTTAACGGATCTACGCTTCAAATATTTGGAGCTGACCACCCTGACTCATTACGAGGTGTTGGTTTTCATGGAGTTGTGATGGATGAGTTTGCTATCATGGCACCAAGAACCTGGACTGAAATTATACGTCCAGCAGTTGCTGACACATTAGGATGGGTTATGTTCATAGGAACTCCTATGGGTCATAATCAGTTTTGGGAAGTTTACGATTTTGCACAACGAGGAGCTAAGAACTGGTTTGCAAAAATGTATCGAGCATCAGAAACAGGTGTAGTACCTGAAGAAGAATTAAAAGATGCTCAGTCTATAATGACTGAAGAACAATATAACCAAGAGTTTGAATGTTCTTTTACAGCTGCTGTAAGTGGTAGTTATTATGGAAAACTAATAACCAAAGCTGATAACGAAAAAAGAATTGGGAGTATACCTGTTGAGGAACACGTTGGTGTTGAGACATGGTGGGATTTAGGGATCGGGGATTCGACAGCTATTTGGTTTGTACAAAGAGTAGGTGAGGAGATTCATGTCATAGATTACTAT